CATTTTGTTCTTGATAGTTTTGATCTTAGTAATATTACCATAAGCTTCTGTACCTTCCTTGGCAAGAGTCTTACTAACCTCTACACGAACGTCAGCATAGAACTTCAATGCATGACCACCTTGAGTTGTACGAGGATCACCAAACATTACACCAATTTTCTCACGATATTGAGATACAACAATTACACATGTCTGATGCTTAGATAGAATACCTTTTAGTTTAGGATAGACATCACTGTTAAGCTTAGCCTTTCTACCAATAGAGCTATCACCAACCTCGCCATCCAATACCTTCTTAGGGATTAAAGATGAGTCTGAGTCAATAATAACAAGATCAATCTCTCCTGTGTTAATCATATCCATAGCAATCTGGAATCCCTCCTCGCCACAAGTTGGCTGAGCAATTAACATGCTTGCAATATCTACACCTAGAGCAGTGAAGTAATTAGGATCAACAGCATGCTCGCCATCTATGTATAACACCTTACCACCTGCCTTCTGACAGTTAGCAACAGCATGACCACAGATAGTAGATTTACCACTACCCTCCCAGCCAACTAGCTCATACAATTTACCTTTAACAAAACCTCCCACACCTAGAGCGATGTGATCAAATGCAATCGATCCTGTAGAAATAAGATCGTATTCATTGTGGTTCTTATCACCCAAGGATAAGATAGTACCAACGCCATACTTTTTGTTGAGCGCATCTAATGCGTCCTCCAGCTTAGATTTACCTGAAGCTGTTTCTGTTTGCTTTTTTGCCATTTCGATTATTTTTTTGTTCACTTAAAATTACAAATTTTCTGTTAAAAAAGAAATAGCCTAGAAGCAAAACCTCTAGGCTATTTAAACTATTACACAATCTAAAATAATACTACTCTTTAGATCCCTTTACCCACTTAGGGGTGTAGGGACAGTTCTTACATTTGTTGCCACAACAGGCACCTCTACTTGCTAAGAATTCTCTAGACAAGCTCGCAGGCACCTCCACCACAGGCAACTGATTCGTTGAAGTTAACTGTGTCATCTATCTCTTTAATTTTAGTGATGTCAATCTCTTTCAATTGACCAATGCGTGAATTGTATTGCTCTTCAGTGATGTCTTCGAATGGAGCTTGCTGATATGTTCCACCCCAATAAGGTAGTACAGATAGACCATTATAGAATTCACGATTTTCCCACATCCAATCACCTACAGTCTTCCACTCATCTTCCTTGATAGAGATGGTAGCTGATACGTTGTGAGTGTTGTCACCATGTACATGTCCTGCATTGATCCAATCAGTAGAGAAATGTTTAACTCTCTCTAATGTATCAAGAGCAGTTTCTGTACGAAGGATAGAACCTTCTGGCGCCTTAACAGGAATACGTACACAGATGGTATCTTGTGGGCGTAATACATCATCCTCAACTAACTCTGGATGATTAGTCATTAGATATTGTGCAATGTCTTCATTCTTATTGAAACGCATTGTACGTAAGTAATAGTCATTATGCCATGCGTGAATACCTGATGCTGTTCCTAATACTAATGATGTAGTACCTGAAGGTTTAACACAACTAATACGAGCTGCCTCATTGATACCTGTTCTTTCAGAAATCATTTGGTTAACTTTCTTAGCAATGTGTGCTGCCATCTTTAAGTCATACTTCATAATCTCACCAGATCCAATACCAGTCATACCAATACCCAATAGAGCATCGTGCTGTGTAGTCTTAGTCCAGATAGGACGTAGGTAATGAAAGTCTGTAAAGCCTGCTTGTAATGTACCAAAGAATGCTGCAGCACCTACACGATTGTTAAGATCATACTGGTCTTCTACATCACTCACATTAACTTCACACAAGTTACAGAACTGGTAAGGACGTAGAGCAATCTCACAACATGGGTTAGTTCCCCAGTCTTTGTTGTTACTCCAATACAATCCTGGTTCTCCTGATCCTGATGCTTCTATACGTTTCCATAAAGCAAAGAACTCTTCTTCTGTTACTTCTCCACGCTTTAATACAGCAGAGTTGTTAGCACGTCCACGTTGCTCGTTAATCTCCCACCAGTTACCATATTTACATGTAATCATCTCTTCATCATCGTGATCAAATAAAGAGATCATAGCTGAGCGACGAATACCACCTGCAAGTACAGAGTTAGCAATGTGACACAAGATATCATGACAGTCTAGTGGGGACAACTTCTCGCCTTCAGCTTTTCTATCTAACATAGCCTGAACATGTGTAAGACACAACTTCAATGGCTCTGGTCCTGGTGCTTTACCACCAGCTGTAACTAGACGCGCACCTTTCTCACGAACTGCACGATAGTCAAACTTAGGCATGAATGATCCTTCAAGATAAGCTTTCATTAACACCTTTACAGCATCAGCCCATCCCATAATAGAATCTTCAATCAAATAAGTACGAGCTTTACCTGGTTTCTTGATGTCTGGTAGTTCAGCTACGTGATGGCGTTGTACAGAATATCCTACACCTGTACCACCTAACAATAAGAACATGGATTCAGAAAAGCTATGTAAGCTATCAATAGGAAGATAACAACAGTTGTAAATACGAGCGTTGTTAACTTCAGCAGCAGCACCAGCAAACTGTAGTGCTCTCATAGAAGGCAAGATCTTCTTGTCTCTAATCATTGGAATAGACTCCTTGATTGACTCCTCTAAATAAGGATACTTCTTGATCATCATAGCCTCATAACGACTAATGATTTCATCCCATGTCTCTCTCCTGTTCAGCTCAGGAATAAATTTTGCATACTTGCTGAAAACAGTAATTTTACTCAAGGCTTCTAGTCCTAAATCCATATATGTTATTGTTTAAATTGTTTTAAAAAGAAGGGCTACAAATGTAACATTGTAGCCCTTCCTAAACAATCACTTTTAAAAATTAACTTTAACCATTTTCCTTATCACTAACTGATTTAGTTAGTGCCTCTTCAAGCTTCTCTATAGCTAGCTCTAAGCCTACTTTATCAGCTTCTTTTCTAGTATGAAAAACTCTTGACGACTTAACACTAGAGTTGTTATCTAGTATAGAATATGTAATACCATCGCCAGCAATATAGCGTGTAACATTGATGAATATTCCTTTGTTATCAAAGAATTCTAATAAGTTTCTAGGATTACCATCGATGATGGCACCAATCTTCTCATTGTCTATACCTTGCTCTCTAATACTTTTCTTAAAGTCTTCAGGCAATGCCTCATCTTTTAAAGATTCTAACATTATTTCCAAATAGTAGCTGCATATAAGCTTAGCTACATTTGGATTCTTTTCTAATAATTCTAGTCCTTTCATACTAATTCAATTTGTTTAATTTTATCTAAATCTAAAACCTCATCTTTATAAACAAAAGTCCTCCAAAGCTCCATATCATCTGTAAAAGATACATCTAATTTATCTTCCCAGTATTTACGTAACTCTTCTGACTTGTTAAAGATTCTATATTGTAGAGATATTTCATCTCTACGTAAACCATTGTTTACAATTTTAATAACTTTAGTAAATATATTTTGAAAATCTTTAGAAGTTTCAGAATACCTGCCTTGTTTAACAACATCAAAATCTTTTTCCCATTTCTTATTAAGTTGATATACTAAAACAACAAATCCTTCTTCATAATCATAATCATCAATGATATCTTTTGTTCTTTCGTATTCTTTATCCAAGAACTCTCTAAATTTATCAAAATTGACTGGTTTGAATAAGAGATACACAGCATTTTCATACTGTATATCTCTTCTCACATCTTCTAAATAAGCATTTAGAAAATTATTCTCAGTAAAATCATCTCTATTGATTTTAAGAGTGGGCACCATAAAAATACTAGTGATTGTTTTCTTTAACTCCATGTTATTGTTTTACATTTACTATACCACCTCTTAAATGATTCATGCGAGATATATTCCACACATTATTCTCAACAGCCCATTTCAAATCATCTATTACTTCTAGTACACCTGGATATGTATATCCTTTAAGATCAAAACCATCTCTGGCGTTTGTCATGTCTTGTGTATCTACTGTATAGATGAGTGGACTAAAGTAATTGGTGCTATCACAGACAATAAATCTAGGATATGCAACTTTATATCCTGCGTCTACTAGTTCTTGAAAATGGAAATGACCTGCATGCCAATATAAGAATGCCTGAATGTATGCTCTACGATAAAGATAATATTCTTTGTAGAAACCTTCAACACTCCAAGTACATTTTAGATCGTAGATTTGAATTATTTTCTCCTGATGATCTACAATCACCTTATCCATCATACTTTTAAACTTATGACTATGCACTGTATAATTTTCTACCTGGAGTTGGTTATACACATCATATCTAGCTGTTTGGTCTTGATTAACTATAGCTGCAGTGATAGGATTAGTCCTTAATTCTGTCACAATTTTTTCACAATTTGTGACATCATTGATACTAACAACTGTCATACCTTTGCTTCTAACCAACATGATTTCATCAAAATATGCCTCTGCGTCAGAGTCTATAAATTTCTTCATGACAGCTTCATACGCAATCTTGAATCCAGAATCTTTATACGCATCTTGAGCAACTTCAGCAAACTCACGAGTTATCTCTCCTGATGCACTAGTAGCTTCCTTCATGTGCTTGTATAAAGCTTCTACAAAATCCAACATTAGTCCTGTTGGGACACTTTGACATGTAGATAGATAGAACTTCTCGTCAAACAACTCTGGCTCCATTAGTTTAGTCTCAACCAATCTACCCATTGTAGCTGCTTTATTCTCTTCATCTGCAACTTTCTCACCAAGAACATATCTCTTGTGATACTTTTTTCTGTCTTGTGAAAACTCTTTTAGACTAGAAGAGCTATCCATTACGATAGCTCTATAACTTGCTTCTGTTTTAACTGATCCTTTAATCATTTTGTTTTTTGTTTTGTGATTCGTAATATGCTTCTACTATTTGCTCATGCATTCTCCTTACTTCCATAGGGACACGCTTGAACCACCATCTAACTTCTATTTCGTATTCACGACCTTGTTCATCTAATCCTCTAGGATTAACTAGCCAGAAGTTATGTGTCTTACCATTAAACTCTACTGATCCCTCATACCAAATCTCTGTGAATGAAGAATTCTTGTTGATCGATACTATTGCTTGCTTCTCTTCCATTATAGTTCACTTATTTTTTTAGTTGGATTCCATAGGTAAGCAAACAATTCATACTTACGTCCTGAATCTGTCTTACCAACTATTTCATTTTGTAACTGATGTGGTGTCAAGATCATAACATCCTCTTTATGAATAATTATAAAGTCTTCACCTAACTTGTAACATTTCCTAACCTCATCTGAAGTTAAATCTGCCCATTGTACTTTAGAGTCCATTTCTGGCTTGTACAACTTTTGTAATTCCTTTTGCATCTTTTTCTGATTTTGTTTTAGCATTGTGACATGTTTCACATAATACCTGTAGATTATCTACTTCACAAAACAGCCTCTCAATGAAATCAGGCAGGTCTTGTGCAGAATTAAGACTTCCTGCTGGGCAAATATGATCCACATTAATCTTCTTATCAGGAAACCAATTCTTACATTGATTACACTGATATTCAAACTTCTGTCTCTTCAAAGGCCCTTTGTATGGACGCTTTGCTTTAGCTTTAGCTTCAGAGATAGGCTTCCACCATCTTGACTTCTGCCTTAGTGCACTTCTGATGAAGGACCAAAACGCTGATTCTGTCAAAGTACCAGAGTTCCTTGTTTTAGGAACCCTGGACTTTTTAACTGGTATCTTCTTTACTATTCTCTTAGCCATATTGTGTTATATTTGTTACAAATATACATAGAATTGTAACACTTATTACACAATAACCACACGCCCACCAATTACTTGCTTCATATCTTCAAGACTAGCAATGATTTTCTCTACAGTTTGAGGATTAATAGTAGGGAAATTAAAGTTATACTTCTTAGCTTCAGCTGCGAATCCTTCTTTAACTTTCTCTGCTAAATTATCAAGCTCCTGGATAGCGTAAGCATCATCTAATTGCATAGTATCAAAATCTAGATCATGCAATATAGATGTAGCCTCGTTACGTGGTACAGTCATAATTGGTAAATACTCATAACATCTACCCTTGTGCTGACCAATACCAACAACTTTCATAGGATTGATTAACACTAACATAGACTGATCACCACATCCTACATAGTGAATCTGATCTGCAGTAAAGTGTAAACCTGCTGCTGCACAATCTTGTGTAGACCAGTTACACTCTTCCATAGGCATCTTTACAGGGACGCCTACACGAATGTCAAACGTCTTAGTCCAATCATCTGTGAAACGATTCTCTGCACGATTAGGTAGATCAAGATACAACTCTGTCAAGTTACCAATCTTCTCACCATTTTCTTTCTCGACTATATCATCATATCCACCTTCTCCACCACATGTTGGACATTCAGAATCTTCAACTCGATCTTCTTCAGGTACAAAATCACCATAGCAATATCCACATATTGTCCAGTCATCATCATGAAGATCATCCTCATGTACAAGTTTGTATTCACCATTGTCTAAGAACACTGTATACTTATCAGGGCTCTTCTTCCATACAGCTTTCACCTTATTGTAGCTGTTGCTTACAAAGTGTACAAGTTCTGCACCACCATGTAATGTAACTACGTTACGTAATGCAACAAAGAAACCTTGCTTAGTGATTCTAAAGCTGTTGTCTTTCAAGAAGCGAAACAACTCATCAGCTACCTCAGCACGTGGATTTAAACAACACCACATCCAGAAACGCTTCAAGCCTTCCCAACGCTCATTGACTTCGTCATCATTCCAATCTTCTTGAAACAGCATGATGAATTCCTCAATTAAGAGTTGAGGCATACTACGATCAATACCTGTCATATACAAGGCACCATCACGCTCTTCAAACTCATCTTCTGCAAAATCAATTAGGCTTTTGATACCTTGTGCTAATGCTGCGTTACGCTTAATCTCCTCTTCTATCTTACGCTTCTCTTGAAGACCTTCAGAAGAACTACAAATAGCAAACAACTCAACCTCACTTCTTGCCTCACGAGCAAGATTAAAGTGATCAATTGTAGCTGGATGTTTACTAATAATACTACCATCCTTCAAGATGACAGTTAACACATCATTTACAAACTTGATGTTGGAGTATGGTTTATCATACTGCTTCTCAAGACTAGGACCTGTCAACTCAGTCAACATGTCTAATACTGCCTTATCACGATCTAATAAGGACTTGAAAAACTCTAAACTTGAATTGTTCATTCTGTGATTGTTTGTGAAAAATGTCCAGTTTTCTGTTCAAAAAACTGGACATTCTCAAGTTGAAATTATTATTTAACTAACTGATAATCAAACTTATGCAGCCTCACTTAAAACTTCCACCACTTCTGGTTTTACCTTTGTGGTGAACTTGTAATTGCCCTTAGCCATATGTGTCTTTTTGTAACGACACATATCTTTAAGAACGCTTATCATTGGATCCACATTAGTACCAGGATAGGTTTTCATGTGATAACCAATAGTTTCTATAAATGGAAACTTTGTAACAAGCTTATCTACTTTCAATAACATTGGATACATCTCTACATCATACTTGTTATTGTCTGAGGCAAACTTATCAATATCAAATGCCTCACATTTATGTGATACAACATAATCATGATAATAAATCTTCTTAAACTTTACTAGTCTATCTACATCATACATAAGATCAGGTAGAACATCACGCATTCCTGGTTTAGCACTAAATGTAGCATCATAAACACTCATCATCTTCTTGATAAGTCTTGCTGTAGCAATACGCCTGAATGGTTTGTTATCACCTTTCAAGAATGTTTCTACGCTCATAAAGTTATGAAGATTGTACATCTCCAACACTTTAATCTCTCTGTCAGACATAATCACTAAGTGAACATGATTCTTGAACATACCAAATAGATAATCTAGCACCAGACGATCAGACTCCTTACCATAAACAGTCAAACTCTTTCTTGTGTGAAGAGTCTTACCACTTAATATGATGGGAGTGAACTTAGCATTGGATCCTGTATAACGTTCAGGAGTCTCAGCTATCTTACAATTGACATCACCTTTCTCTTTTACGCCACCATCCTTAGAAGCTTTAGGCTTAGGCTTGTAGTTCTTAGCTTTGTCAGCAGCTATCCATGTTTCTGGTATTTCAATAGCATCAAGATCAGCAAACTCTTCAACTATCTTAGCAACGCAAGATTTGAATTCTGTAATGATAGCTCGCCACTGTGTCTTAGGATAGTTGTACAACTTCAATAGATCAAAGTAGGAAGACATATCTGGGGTACCTGTACCATGAGTGTGTCTAGTCCACGTCTTATCTTTAGAGAATAGTGTGAAATCCTTAACCTTCTTAACAAACTTTACAGATTTACCTTTCCATATCTCTTTGATGTAACGACGTTTACGATCACCAAATACACCAGTGAATATAACAAGTTGAGCAGTTTGTCTATTTCTACTAAGATTAACTTCCTTATCCCAACTACCTCTGGTTTCAGATAGTCTACTTCTGTAACTACTAAGTTCATACTTTGCTTCATACTCACGCATCATATAGTCTTTAACTTTGAAAAGACTTTCTGCTGTAAAATACGTACATCCTATCAACGTTGGTTTACGCATTGGAATAGTAGCATGCTTCAGGATTTCAGTAACTTCCATATCATCACCATTGTGGTTCTTGATATATCTAGCATTTGAACTAAAATACTCAATAGCTGTACGTACATCATCAGTATCTACAATAGTATCATTGTATTTAGTCATGAAATCATTAGCTACAGTTGCAATCTTAGCAAGAATGATCTGCTTAGCTTCTTGGGTGTATCGTAATGCCTCTCTGTTAGGAGTTGGGAAGATACCATCTGTAAGACTAAACTTAAGACCAAGACGTACATCGATACGCTTGATACCAAGCTTGTCAAAATCTAATGGATAGTAGACATTATCAAGACATACGTGTAGATCATGATCTGGACATAGTTCAGACTTCTGATAGTGCTCACTTCTAAAGATACTAAACTGGTTATCCATCCCTTCAACATCAAAGTACACGCTCTCAAAATATGCTAGCTGCTCTTTAATCTTAGTCTTGAAATCATAATTATCTGACCACTTAACAGGAATAGTAACCTTAACACCATTACTGTGTGGCGTAAGTGTTTCATGTAACAAGTCGATAGAGTTAACCTCTTCTCCTTCGTACATCATATACTTACGCTCTACACCATTCTTACGTGTTGTAAAGTAGAAGCTAGACGCATAGGCTAATGGAGCCTTGAAACCAAGACCCATCATACCTAATTCTGTAGTGCTATTACGCTTTGTACTCTTACCATACTTACTGATAATGTTTTCTACATCATCAGCATCTAAGCCTGTACCAAAATCCTCAACAGAGAATTCATAACTATTATTGTTATTCTTGGATAGTTTAACAATAATTGGTGCATCAACACCTGCTCTACGATGAGAGTCTAGTGCATTACTAGCACACTCTCGTATCGTAGAACCAATTGCATCTGAGTAAAGATTCTTACTCAACATTTGCATCAAGACCTGAGCTGAGTCAAGGTCCAAAGACATACCAATGGTAGACTGTGTACCATTTACTTCATGTATTAAAGATTGTGTTTGTTTTTCTAAGATCATGTTTCTAGTATTTAATTGGTAGTACGTTGTTCTCTCTGATAATTTCTAGTGCTAATTCTAATTCTTCTCTTTCTTTTGGATCTGTTACAAGGTCTGGATGGTATCTAGCCACTCTAGAATTCTTGTACTGACCACCAACGTAAGATGTCCAAGGTTTTTGACCTTTTGGTACACAGTGTGTAATGGCTCTTGGTATATAATACTGGATAGTATTATGACCTAGCCCACGATAGAAACCTATTTCATTTCCATAGTTTCCACCTACAATGATTAATTCTCCTGGTTCGTAATTTTTCATATGTCTGCTTTTTGTAGCCAATCAATCTTATACCCATTGGTCTCTTTGATTAGCGTGTTAATTTTTGTGAATACTCCTTCTGTATCCCATTCACTATTCCTGTAAGAAGCTGCAGCTGGATGGGCCAATTCAAAATGAAATGTGAATGGTGACACATACTTTTTAAGCTTACTTGCTTCTTTACCAAAGAATACAATTGGTATACCTGTAAATGCAAACATCTCTTCTAGTAGATATTTCATAAATGGTTCCCATATTTGAATATGAGAGCCTGCTTTATTAACTTCTGTAGTGAGTGCAGCATTACATAATAACACACCTTGCTTAGCCAGGAATGTTAGATCTGGGTTTCTATCTCTATCGAAAGCAAAACCACCATACAACTCTTTTTCTATGCCTTGATATAATTGAAACAAGCTTGGCTGTAACGTACCTGTTACAGAGCAGCTCATCATCAATCCATCAGCAACAGGTGTACCACTTACCATTGTGTGATATGGGCACATACCTATGAGAATAACCTTGACATCTTGAAAACGTGTTTCTCTAAAACATCTCCACACGTTTTCAGAAAGAGGAGCAATTAACTTGCCCCTCTTACTGTCAGCCTTCAATTGTTCGTAAATCTTGTCACAAGCTTCACTTTCAATAAATGGCCTAATTTTATAATGCCAACTCTCATCAAATAAATGTTCGAATTTTTGCCAATTCATTATAACGATAGTTCTAATTGTTGATAATCTAATTGTGGTACACTAATGATAGCTGGTCTATTGCTAGACATTAATTCACCTTGTGCGTTTACAAAGAAATCATGAGCACTCATGTGGTCACTCATCCAAGAACCTGGATGTACTTCTTTCATTGAATGCGTAGTGTGCTGATACAAATCCCACAATGTATTCTCTACACCATAGTCATAAGAAGGTTTAATTAGCTCCTTACGAATAATGTTAAGCTGCATAGTGCTAATGATATCTGATTCATACACCATACGTCCTAGTAGCTCACCTTGCTGACGCTTAGTAATCTCTACCTGCTTCATCATCTCACGTTGAATCTGCATCTCACGAAACGCATCTCCTGCACTCTTGATGTACTCAGAGATAGCTGTTGGTGTAAACTCTTGCACTGTGCCTTGATGCTTCTTCTTGAATGTACCCATGTCACCAGACACACAACCATTCTGACAAACAAACACTCGTACACCAATAGCAAACTTTAAGCTTACCATACGATTGTAACTGTTCTGCCAAGCTACCTGGATCTGCATCTCGCTATCTTGTATATTACTCAATGCAAATTTACCTGTTGCAATCTGACCATCACCTGATAAGGTGTACGCCTCTTGAGCAAGATTAAATCCTGCTTTGTCAATTGATTCTAATGTAATATCAATCAATTGTGCATTACTTACTGGTTTGTAAGTTCTAGTTTGTGCTGGCACTGGTACATCTGTTACTAAGTGCTTCAAGCTTGTGTAATCTGTTCTTTTCATGATTGTGATATTCTAAGTTTAAATCCAAAAAATTTGCTTAGTATTCCTTCTAGGTTTTCAATACCTATGCATTCAATAGAGTCTCCTTCTGTAGTCTCTAACCATTCTGTCTCTTGTTGTATCTCGTATACAAGATCTTCTACAGCTACTGCTAATTCTTCTACGTTCATTTTTCTGTTGGTAATATTAATTCTCGTTGAACATTTTGCCAATAGTTAATCATCGTTACTGGATTAACTAATATACCTTCTATAAATATCATAGATGCTTCATCAGACATTTGCTCATACTGCATCAACACTTCATCAATTACTATAGAAGCAGTTTGAATAGCATAATCATGTACAGAGTCTTCTTCTATAAGACTTCCACAACTATCAAAAAATTTGAAATAAAGCATGTCTGCCTTTTCTTTTGGCGTTATCATATTAGTTCTTTCTGTTTTAAATAATCTTCTATTGCTTGCATACCATGGGCTCTTGCTAGATCAGCCCAATCCTTAATGCCCTCAGATAAATACTTTCTGGGTACATTACAATAATCAAAGTCAAAGATCTTGGTGATTTGTTGTGAATTCTCTACACCTGCTACATCGCTATCAAAACTAAGAATCTGACTAGCAGAGTTACTTTTGATATATTCAACGTTTTCAGGAGAGAAACAACCCAATCCTTCGTTCTGTACAGCACAGCTGCATGGAAAAAGTTTCTTCATAACCATATAATCTTTCTTTGATTTGTTGATAAATGCTACATCGCAATGTTTGATGTCATCTTTACCATCCATAGCAGTGATGGGTACATTGTTTGGTACCCACTTACTCTTCTTATCCTTAGCGTGTGGACGATATATCTTCCATTTATCATCATACAAATAGCCAAACCTCAACTCACTAAGAGGAGCTGGGAATAGTTGTTTGTTTAGATAAACCTTAGATATACTATAAACATTATTTGCTTTCAGGTCATCAAGACTTTGATGATACTGATTCCAATAAGCCAATTCATCATTTGTGAATGGTTTAACAATCACTTGGATGTTGGAGTATGCTTTGACAGCACGTACTGGTTGGATGTATTGTGCGACAATACGTTTGTATTGTTCTGTATTGGTTTCTTTGGAGAATCCTAGTCCAAAGTCTCTATCAATAAGTGCTAGAACTTCTTTCAAATCTCTAAGATTGAAAACCATTCTAACAAAATCAAAACAAGAACCTCTCTTACTAGTATCTGCAAAATCAATAAACGTTAACCTTCCCTGCTTATTTCCAATCATGAATGATGGATTACGCTCGTTTCTAAATGGAGAAAACGTCACAACATTTGGCTCCCAATCAGTATTGGGCATATAATATTTAAATATGTCATACTCTGTTATCTTGTCGAGTATCTTTTCTGGCGTAAGGAAAGAAGGCTTCAACCTTCCTGTTATTCCCATGTGATTTATTTAGTTTAGATAAAGAAAGCCCAATCTAATATAGACTGGGCTTTGCTAACAAAAATTATGGAAAACAAATTCTAAAAATCTGCATCATCAGTTGCAATAACCTTGTCTGATTCAACTAGGTTTGCTTCTGGATCATAGTCATGTAACTCTTTGAATGTATAGAAATCTTTACATCCATACTCACCTGTTACATTAACAACGAAACGCTCGTGCATCTTTAACTCAGAAGACTTTCTGAATGCTAATCCACGAACTACATCTGGATTGTTGTAATCAATCATACGCATGCTTCTAATAGAATAGCCTGGGAAGAATGATTTAACAAAGATGTTCTGGTAAGACTTAGGACCTTCTCCCTTATCACTTGTCTTAACTGTAGCTAGTGCACCAACAGTCTGTGTAAACTCACCATCGATTTGATCCTTTAAATCAGATAGATTATTTTTCATAACCTTATCCCAATTCAAGAATATCTCAGTATCTGGATCAGAAAAGTCAAGACCACCTAACCATATACGTACAAATCCTAAAAATTCTTCCTCACCTATATGTGCTACACGAAGATCACGCTTAACAAACCAACTAGGAAGAGTTTCTTGACTACTAGCCCAGCTACACACACCAATGTTATTGATGTATTGTTTCTTGGTGCCATCCTTGTTAACTTTCTCACCATGCTCTAACCAAAACGTAGCATTAGTTTTAAAGTCACTGTTTACATCTTGTAACCATACGTTAACGCGTAACTTCTTTGCAACATCATCATAATAATTAGTTGCCTTACTGTCCTCTTTCAAATCAATCCCTAAGATTTCTTTGTACTCCTCTACAGTTGGATTGATAGCGATTACTTTCGCTTCAAATATACCAACCTTCTTTACAAAATCTCCACCTTGTGGGATTTCTCTTTTTGATCCACCAATTGCCATGTTTCTAGTTTTTTATTTAGTTTATTTATAATACTCATCTACTGTGTCTGCAACTAATTGTAAGTTATTAGGAATCTTGATGTCTGCAAACATACCATCAGGAGTCTTGGCAGGGAACTTTCTAAACCTATTGGTTACAAAGTTATACGTAACTGAGCCATCCTTGTTCTCTTCTACAAATGTATAAAGACACATAGTTAATAGACCTTCCAATAAGATTTGATTGTCAATCAGCTTGCCTGCTGTCTTGATTTTGTATCCTACAATCTCACCACCTTCCTCAATAGTCTCTGGATGTGTGAAATAGAATACTTTCAAATCGTCACGTAGTTTACGAGCTTCTTGAAATAGGGCCACCATATCTCTAGCCATGATGCTAAATTTAGTGAAACCAACTTCTGTTGCTCGTGCCACAATGTTAAAACCCATGATGTAGTTTGAATCTTCGATCACGATGTTTTTGATGTGGGGTGCTTTCTGAGAAATGTTTTGTAACAATCGAGTGATCTCAACTGCTTCATCAACTTCTCTGTAGTTCTTCTTGTCTGCATTGTACAGAGTTTCAGAACCTTTAAAGGGTAATTCCTTTTTCGCTACATTGATAATGTAGGTTTCTTCTGGATTTAGGTGCTTAATCGATGTCGATTTGCCAGTTCCAGTGGATCCAACGATCCCAATCAGTTTACTTGCCATGTTTAATTTATTTAGTTAATTTACTTACTCTAAGTTACTAAATTCCAGGGACATTGACAACTTTAATCTTGTCTTTGTCAAAAAATTCTAGTGACTTATTTAACCACTTTTCCTCTACTGCTTCATTGGTGGAAATGATATAAATCTGTGCTTTCTTGTCTGGATTATTATATTCCATAGCCATGCACCTATTCACCTTTTGAGCTAGATTCTCAGCGTTACTGTCAAAGTAATTCAAGATCACTTTGTTTAAAGGTTTGTATGTAACTCCTGTATTACCAATCTTTACAACAGCCATATGGTTTCCTTCGCCTTCTGCAAACCTTTTAAAGCCTTCTTTGTCAGGCGATTTGCTATGGTGTGAAGGGATGCCTAAACTATCTGCACTATCAGTAGTACCACAAAACACAAGAATGCGCTCACTGGCATACTTGTCTAATATTGCCTTAGTCATTCTTAACTTAGCAATACTTCCTTGAATGATTCTCATTCTTTTGAGACGCAGCATCATTGTATTTCTGCCTTGACTCTCAAGATTGTCGATCACCCAACTACACGCATCAAAATGTTTCTTCTCTGTCCTGGCTTTACCCTTAACAGTTTGAACAATCTTATTGTCTAAAGGTACCTTTATCACTGTGATTTGATAATCAACAATAACGCCTTCTTCAATAGCTTGTTCAATAGGATAGTGTGCTAACACAGGAAGCTGCAATCTCATGTCAAGCTCAGACTCTGTTGAGGTTGATAGAGTACCAGTTAGTCCCAATACTTGATGGTTAATCAATGTCAAGTCATACACAGCATCAATTTGCGCATCACTTAACAAATGTATCTCATCAATGATTACAATATCATACATATTAGTTGTATGCTTGTGCATAGACAAATGTGTTGTATAAGTAATGTTAGGATTCTTGTAATCTCTTGCTTTAAAGTCTTCTTCCCACGAGTCTTTAATCTTAACATCTGGATAAGCAATCAAGACAGATATGTCAGGATCATACTTATCTAGTATGTTAATTGTCGTATAGATCTTACCAAATCTGGGGCATAGATTTAGTATGCCCCATTTCTTATCTAGCCATATCTTAGCAAACTCTTGTTGCCTCTGATTACGAAGGTTGCTCATCTAATGTTTCAGTTGTTGGATTAGCTACGTCTCCAAATGCTGTTAGCTGAATACGTATCTTTTTCATTTGTAACTCAATACCATTAATCTCTTCTACATCATCTTTAGCAATTGCTTTATGATACATTGACATAAGATTGTCATACTTAGTTAATAGGGCTTGTTTTTCGTTAATTGTTGCCATTGTTTTAATTATTTAAGGTTCTAAGAAAAATGTTTTATTTACTACTGATTGATAATCATACTCACTCATATTCTTAACTCTTGGTAGTTCTTTGAACATACCCACCTGGCCTAAGAAGCCAAGACCAATTCTAATATCATCCTCACCATAACTATTTTTGATTAGTCGTAGTGAACGATAATACTTAGCACCAAATTCATCTTTAAGTCTATCTAGTTGATAACCACTAGGGTCTTCCACTTTATAGCGCATGGGATCAAACAATGCTAGCACAACATCAGCATCGTCTTGAGTAGATGAACTATCCTTGAAGTCTTCTAGCTGTGGTTCTACGTCACCATTCTTAATACGCATAGGATTAGCAATATCACGATTGAACTGACTAACAACTACTGGACTGTAACCATACATATCACGAGCATATCTAAGCTCTTCAGACATCTTATCAATAGCTGCTTTCTTGTTGTTATAGTCTTTGGTAAGTTTCAATAAACCAATGTGATCAATAATAACTAGTGTTACTGTGTTCTCATCATCAGGAATATACACTCTGTTATACTTATCAACCTCCTCTATTCTACCATTCTCTTCAGCATGATCTCTCAATTGCTTAGCAATACCTATTGGATTGTCTGGACCATCAATGATTGTAATAATCTCTGACATGCTACCAACATAGTCTCTTTGTGCTAGAAACAAATCATGTTCATCATGTGTCATCTTCTCCTTCTGCCAACCTAACAGCTTACTAACAGGAATGATTGTACCATGATCTAAGAATATCTTTCTACTCACCCACTTAGCCATCTTGTACGTCTTACTACGCTCCATGGATCTATATATAATCTTGAGCTTAATGCCAGACGCCTGGCCTTGTCTAGATATATACCAATCGAATGGATTGAGAACATAGGCATCATCGATGAAGCTAGTTTTACCTGAACCTGTTAAACCACCCACAAGCGTATAGATAGACTTCCTGATACCAATGTATCTGTTAAGTCTATCAAACCCCATAGGAATGCCACTGTTCTTACCATCAATACCATCCTGTACTGCCTTGGCCAAATCTTGAAATATCATATATCTGTTGCTCCTACTGTTTTTGGTTTCTCTTCAATTGTAATACCCTGTCTTACAAGTTCGATGAATGGTTCAAAGCTTCTCTGTGTCAGATATGTCAAGCTATTCTGCATATACTTAAGTTTGTTTTCTCCTGATTTGTATGAATTCTCCTTCTTTTGAAGAACGTCAAACTCAACAGCAGCTATCAAATCATCTGCAGTGTATTCTCCCTCTGACAAAATGGCGTTAAACTTAAGCTTACAGTTCTCCACATCTCTGCGTAAAGATCTAGAGCCTGCAAAGCTTTTATCTTTATGCTTGAACGTATCAGTACCTGGAAATGCTTTCCACCATCTTTGAAAATCTTCAGTGGCAGGTTTCTTCTTAATGATTTTATCATTAGGAGCTTCCTCCTTGATAAACTTCAATACGTTCTTACCTGTCAATGTGATTTTGTTATCTCCTGATATTAATCCTTTACGATAAATACCCTGAGCAAGGATCTCCAGTTTAGGATCTCCATTACATGCATCTTTTAGATCATGGCCTTCCTCCACTAGTTTGAGGAGAAAGACCATGTCTAAAGTAAAACCATTCTTGAGTAACTCTTTAAAATGATAGAGCGTCAATTTTACGTTCATAATTTCTAATTATTCTATGATCTATTTTAGCAATTAAACTCTGAGGAATGCAAACATTAATTCGAGCCTTCTCCTGTAAAACTTGTAGCTCACTTAATTCTATTTTATCGCTCATAAAAACCTCTATTTGAGCCTTTCCAGGGTCATTTAATGATCGATAAAATGCTTGCATATCTTCTTGTAAATATACTAAATCTTTTTGAGCTTCGTGCTCGTAATCTTCGTAATGTATCATTATTCTGTGTCATTATAACGTTCGTATTCTCTAAACTTTGGATCTAATGTACGTCCTTCATTGTCCCAATATTGATCACAATAAAAGGTTCCCTCTTTACGAGGTGATTCAGAAAAGAACGATTGTCTAAACTGATTCTCTGGTGCTGTGTGCCTGTAGCACGTAAACTTCATAGGACATTTCATGTCTCTACACATTGATATATCTGCCATTAGATTTGGTTTTTAATGTAAATGTAGTAACCAAAAGCTTTAATGTGAGGCTTAATTCCTAGTAAAACAATTACTGGAATATCCATAAGCAATGAACGATGCATAATCATCAGTTTTTTATTGCCTATTTTTATAGACCATCCTTTTTTATCAGCCATTGTCTTGTTGTTTAATTATTGATATAATCTCTCTTGTTAATTCACCTGCTGTTTTAGTACCATCAAGATTCCAACGTATAATAGCAGCTTCTATAGCACTATACAATTTATCTTCAACCATCTTTTTGTTGTTTAGCTATTTCTATAAGTTTATCTATACAAGCATTCTCTGCTTCTTCGTAGGTATAGTAAATTTTACTCCAGGTAAAAAATGCGTCATTTCCCTGTATGATAAAGTGATGATATAAACCTTCTCCTGTCTCAGTTGTGATAGTTGCATATGCTTCATACTTCTCCCTAAACCATCTAAATACTTGTTGTTTAAGTGGTGCAGGAATATAACCATCTGATAATCCTGAATACATTACACCATAATTAGTGTACATGGTATGTTCTCCATTTACATCATATAATGATGCTTGATTATCAAACCATGATATATCATCATACCCTAATTCCTTTAAGGCTAATGCTTGCTCGTATGTTACAAATTCTTTATCCATTGTCTTGTTGTTTAATCAACTTATAACTTTAAATTATTTTAAATAAATCAACTTATAACTTGATGTTTATTTTCTATTTTTATGTTTTGCGTTATAGTTTCTCTTCCAATCTGGTTTGAACCAATTAAACGAATAAAATCCACTAGGAGAGAAACGTGCTATTAGTTTCCCATTACATGCTTTACAATACATTGTAACAGAAGAAAAGTTGCCTGTTTGTTCAAACAACTCTTCTATTACTGATACATCTTGTACATCATTACAATGAAGACATTCTAATCTGTCTTCTGTTAGTTTTGCTTTCTTTGGCATATTAATATAGTTCTGATTCTTCTTTATACATCACTTTTGCATTATAGAGTGAATCTATATGCATCACTGTATACGCCAGTTTATCTGGCCATACATAGAATACTCTCGATCTAAGAGAGTCAGGCTTTACGTACACAACATCATCTCTTTTGTACTTGTGCACAGGCTTAGTTGTGGGTGTGACATCATTAGATGCACATCCCACAAAGAATACTAGCAAGCTGCCATACCAAAGAAGACATATTGTCCTTCTTGTTCTGATGTTGATCTTTTGTATTTGATACATGCTACATTAGCGTTTTGATTAATAAGAGTCTTTTCCATACGTACAAATGTTGTATTCTGTGTCTTTTCAGTGTACTCACGAGCATATTTAACAGCATCAGTCTTAGTCTTGAATGATTTCAACTGTCTATCATCCATACCAGTGTACACATTATATTGAAGCTCCCATTTACTTGTACCCTTAACAACAGCATTTTCTACAACACTCTTGATCTTGTTAGTATTTACCTTAGGTTCAACTTCACAAATGACACAACAGTCTCTTTTGTTCATATCATTTACCATACTATGACTAAAGTCTATAGCACTAAGGCCACTACGTCTAAACTCTTTTGTAATGTCTCTAAATGAATTACATGTACTGATGGTACCATTATAGATGTCATTACCATACTCTTCAATAGCATCTTCTTGTGCTAAACTGAATGCATCTGATGCACTCTTTGCTCTTTTTCTTAGGATGAATGATTGTGCTCCCATTGTTTATGATTTAAATTGTGAAACAAAAAAGCCCCAGATTTCTCTGAGGCTAGTTTAAATAATTCCTAAAATTGGTAGTAATACTACCAATATGCGCCTATTATTTTCGAATTGCGCCTATTTTTGTAACAAAACTTGTTAAATTATGTTACACAATTCGACAAATAGTCGAATTAACGTGCAATATTTTACACTTTTGTATAAAATTATACCCTTTCACGCATAAATATTGTAAATAGTGCAATATTATACCCTTTCGCATATAAATATATTCAATTGGCAATTTTAGTAGCAAATGCATATAACTAACATCAAGTGTTAATTATAATATCCTACAAAGAACTTCTTAATCTTCTGCCAGAATGTAGGCTCTTGATCTTTTATTAAGTGTGCTTCACTAAATAAATCATGAGGATGAGGTTCTGGTATTGTTGTGTGGATGTGTGTAGTATCAAACTCCTCTTCTGGAGGATTAAATTCACGTAATCCTAAATTAAGCTCAAACATACCCATGGTTAACTCTGCTCTTCTCTTATTACACTTGAATGTCTTCTTAATAAGTGGTAGAGCTAGCTTACGCCATTCTAATGTTTGTGCTGTTGTCAATGTATACACTCTCCAGAACTCTGGTGTGTTCACTGCGTCATCATAGGTTAGCCCTATCATTTCCATTTGCATAGAGACCAACTTCCTGTTGATCTCTTCTCTTTGCTTCTCTGTACCTGCCATTAAAATAAACTTAATTGATTAGCAATTATAACTGGTCGTTTCTTACCATTATAACTAATCTTGTTAATAATTCTTTCTGCTTTCTCGATGTAATAAGAATGATTTATATTATCTAGAGGATGATCCTTAGATAGCTTATTACACACTGTCATTACCCACTCGCCTGCTTCCACTTGTGATATTGGTGCAGCGTTGGATAAACACTCTGGGTTCTTCACTTTTAACAGCTTCTCACCAGTTTTAGAGACATAGTATCTAATTAACTTGTTATACATAGTAACTCTACTTCCTTCTTTACCCTCATAATGAAAGTCCTTGCTAGCTTTCTGTCGAAGACAAAAATCAAAGATGTTACTATGATTAGTAATAGTATCACTAATAGGAATATCATCGCAATAATAACGTTCGAGAGCAATAGGCACCACCCTAGCAGACTTGTTTTTATGTAATTCAAAATCTGTAAGAAAGTCACCCTTCTTTTTAACTTCTCCATTAGTTTTAATAGCTAAATAGTCATTGACTGTTGAGAATATAATCTTACTATAATCTGTACGCTCTAGCTCATACTTAGTCAAATCAGACCACCAGGCGTTAATCTCATGCATTTTATCAAGATGTGTCTTTTGTATTCTAATTGTGACACCATCTGTATTAGCTGAGATTACATGTATACCTTCTAACTCATACGCTTCAATAAGCATAAGCAAGCTAAGCTCTCCAGTAATAGTAGTAAACATAGTGAGTTGTCTATCATAGATCCACGACTGCATATCAGAAGATTTACCATATACAGAATTGACAGCAAGCTTAAGAGCCCCAACAATCCCTGCAATGCGTTTATCTTTCTTAGCCTGTGGTTTAAGTTCCAGACGCCTTTCAAACATACGTTTATAACCAGTAAGAAACTTTTTACCAAGATGTTGAGGATACCTACCATTATTGATAATAATAGCAGGATAATAACTAGAAACGTCCCAATCAATGATTTCATATTCATCATCAGCTTCAAATACCTCTGGTTTGTTCTCTGTGTGTAAGCCACCTTTAGCAAACGTATAAGTGTTGCCATAAAAATTTATACTTTCTTTAAAGTCATCATTAAGTCCTAATACAAGTTTATCTATATATTTTTTGAACTCAATAAGCTGACCAGTTTGAAACTTTAAATAATCAGGTCTACAGTTTTTTACAACGATTTTCTTTCTGAAGAATCCTGTGCGAGGTAAATTAGCATATGTTATTTTCTCCTCTTCACAATAATACTTCTTAATCATCTCATCACCAATCTTACTATCAGAATAATTAATACAGTTAATACCAAACTCTTCTTGTATATCTAGTCTTAGCTGCAATTGATTATTGCCTTTGTATAATGGATGATCTGTATCACCTGTTGTAACCTTGAAGAACTCATAGGTTGCCATAACGTCATTCACACAATATTTCATTGTAACATCTATCTCTTCTTGAGTCATGTCACGTTTTGTGTGATGTATAGGCATCTCCTCGATGTTCTCAAGATCCATCTCAAACTCAAGACGTTTAAGGCTAACCATACGATTCTTATTATCGTAGTGATTAACTTTGAACAAATCTATCTGTTTGAACGACAAATCCTCTTCACGATATTCTGGGAACTGTTCGTAATTAGCATCTTCAATCACATCTTGAGCCTTCTGTGCAATCTTAGCACATATTTCTAACCCACTATGTTCATACCAATTGTTATAATTACGCAGCACCCATTCTACCACTTGAGCATCAAAACGAAGATTATTATAACCCACCCAATAATAATCTGGTTTGTCAAGCAATAGCTTTACAAATGCATCAAAATTATCATGCCATTGGCTAATTAGGAAATCATAATGTTTATCTTCTTTTGGATCATAGACATGTATCAGAAATAACTCCTGCATTGTCTCGATATCATAAATTAATACCTCCATGAATTCATGATTATTGTGAGTTTAAAGATATCCATCCTGTTATAATGTATTTAGTTTTAGTGTGACTAACTTGTCCACGATGTGTGTGAGTCCAATCAGCAGGAAAGAATAATAACTTACCTTGCTGCGCTGGTTCTATATGTTGTTGAAACATAAACTCTGTACCACCATCTTCAACATCATTTAGATAGATCATCCATACAAATAGTCTAATCTTTTTTTCTGTTGATTCATAATGCCAAGCTTTAAAACCTTGACCTGGAAGATATCTTTGAATATTATATGCATCAATATTAACTGTAGTGTTTAAAAATATGGGAAACTTATCCATATATTTATACATCTCAACAATCATATTATCAACAATATCATCTAACTTATCTCCATACAGTCTTTTAACTGTACTATTATTTTCTTCAGCAACATTAAAATCTGAAGATTCTTTTACATTAGTATCTATTCCTCCACCAATATATCCATCAAATGTATATTTATCATTTGCTTCGAATATTTCAATAATCTCCTCACATTCTTGTTTAGTGAGGAGATTCTTTCTATGTATGAAATCTACTAGTTCCATTGTTCTAACGCTGTCCTGGTTTTATTAGTCTTGATCTCACGTAAGTTATACTTCTCAAGATATTGTCTTTTACTACGCATATGCTCAATCTGTAATTCTTCATCAACAGATCTAAATACATTGACGATAGCTTTAATCACCTGTGGTGATTCTATTTCTGGTGCTTTATTGTTCATAGTTCGATTAATTATAGCAGACACCATTATAGTGAATGCAAAAGTTAAAACATAAAATACTGGATGTGCTTTAGTTATCGTCTCCATCATAATAGTCATCTAAGTCTATTGCTTCATAAATATCATCTGATGTTATCCATTCAGGCACCTCCATATCTTTAACATACTCATCACAATATGTGAGTAGTTTCATGCTCTTGATAGTGATGTCATCTTCACCTGGTTCTTCTAATGTTGCAGGTGCATAATAATGAGACCATTTGATTTCTACAGTACAATAAACATCATCTTGTGTTGGATGATAAAACTCTGCATGTGTTGATCCTGTCGTTGTCATAGTACAATGATTGCTTTATCGTTTAATAATACAGGCTTACCTGCAGAATCTATTTGTACATCTACTACAGTGCCCATGTAATGTGCCAAAAGAGCAGGAGGTGCACTAACAATCTTGCCATCTTTTTGAACCACCCACGCCATACGAGAACTAGGTACAACTACATTGTCTTCATTATCAACTAATACAGGATTACTTTGATCTTGTACTGTCAGCTTTAACTTTATTGTTTTCATGATATTTTAATTGAGATTTTAAGTTTCTTCTATCTAACTCTGGATAATTACTATAAGTGGTATCAGTGTTACCTGATAAAGGAGAGCTAACAACTAAAACTACGCCATATAAAAACGTTACAGTTCTTATACAAAAGTATAATATTATAACTGTCAATAGTACTGCTGTTACTCTATCCTTTACCATCCTCTTTCTGATTTAGGTAGTATCAATATACCACTCTTTGTGTATTTACCTGTTAACTTCTCTGGAACATAAATTTCTTCATCAACTATTATGCTAAATGGCTCCTGATTATAATTGTTAAAGTCATCATGACTAAATCTATTACTATTTGGATCACCTTCTTGCTTAATTTCAATGAATATCATCAATCCTACTAACATCAAAAAACCAACAAGAATTACAAATGCTGCCATTATCCATGACAATAATTCTGCTTTGTCTTCTGCTTTCATTAGTCTAATAGTTTAGATATTACACTACGTTCAACTTGGTCCTCTATATTCTTGCGAGCTCTTTCAGCTGCTACAGTAATCTCTACATCTGTAAACAGATATGCGTTATACTGTCCATTACTATTTAAAATTACAGCTTGATAAGTATTATTAGCTGCCTTCTTCTTGTCCTGGTTCTTAACCTTTACAAGTTTACCCACTCTAGTTTTAATCATTATATATTTGGTTTAATTAATAATTCAGTTAATGTGTTTCTTGATCCTAATATAACAGGAACAGTATTAAATGCTAACGTCCATCTATCTTTACTTGTAGCCATGTCTGGTACAGAGTGAGGTAGATAGCTAGGAAATAATAATATCTCACTATTAGCCACAGGTATAGTAGCAACAGTTTGAGCATATGGATTACCTTCAAATAAATTAGGATTAACCTCTGGCTCTAATCTATAAACTGTTGATCTATCTACATCAGCCTTATAAAACTTTATAAGTGTGCTGTTATCTGGTACATCCATGTAATACACACCTGAAATTACAGAATTATGATGATAATGTGCGTGTGTGCCACCACCATTTATATTTCTATTAACCCAACTCTGTGTTATCATGATGTCACCATCAATAGCCAATCCATGTACATAAAAGTCTTTAACCTCTTTCTCAATATAAGCCTTTAGTTTCTCCATACCTGGTAAGTCTAAACAATATGACTCTATTGATTTAAAATGATTAAGATCTTTGGTAATATCATTACCATACACATGCTCCATTTCAAGCTGTTTTAATTTCCATATTTCATCTTTGAAATACTCCTGTACTCTCACTCTGAGCACAGGAGTTGGAAATAAACTCATTATTTCTAAGTTTTCCATTTATTTTAGTTCTTCAAATAACTGTTTTAACTTACCTTCTTCTTGAGTAGCAAGAATAAAGTCTTTCTTCTTATCATGTAGTTTCTTCATGAACTTTTTATGATCGTAATTTACAGAGTTTTTACAAAAACTTACATACTCTGAACACAAATAAAAGTTCTCATGTCTATTCTGACGTTTCAGTATGCTTAATACATCTGTTAATTGATCAAGAATCTTAACTACATGTTCTTCTTCTATAATTCTAAATTCACCATTCTTTATTTTTTTAGTAATAGGTGAATTACCAACACGAGAATAAGGTATTTGATTTGCTAATATCGTAGCCAATACAGTGAATTCTAAATCATAGATATTAAAATATGTATTAAGCTTAACATAGTCATTTTCTAATGATGCCCATGCAGTTACATAATCTTGTATAACCCAGCTCTTAGATGATGCATTTAATAATGCAATCTTTTCTACTAAGTCTTTCTTATCTTTAACATCAATAAATACATAAGGTATATCTACACCATTACGCAACAACGCATTAAATAAATGTTGACCATCGATAATATACCAAGCTAGTTTACCATCAATAAATGATATACTAGTTAATACAATAGGTCTAATGATACCCATCTTTGTAACTGAGTTAGCCAACTTTGTTACATGCGAAGGTAAAATTGGTCTATTGATGCCTGCTAAATACTTAACTGATTTCTTACTTTTGTCTGTTATCCAATTCTTGAAGTTTTCTTTTGTCAATCCTGGGTTTTCTAATTTCAACGTTTTTTTCATCATTTCTAGTTTTAAATTGTATTTCTTGTTTATTAAATCATTTCTTCGTTATTGAATGTGTTGTATTCCCAATCATCATCGTCATCAAAGTCATCAAACTCTTGATCGATATAAAAGACCACATCACCATTCTTCTCAAGCACTGGTTCACCATCGTCATACGTAAGTATTTCAATGTAGCCCCTAGCAGAACAATAATTCATTTGCTCTACAGATAAATATATCTGATGAGGATGTGCTACAATTGTTGGTGCTATATCAGGATTAGTGCTTGTACTCATTACGAGATATGGCCTTACAGGAAGACCATGTTTCTCAATATACTTACCTTGATCTCTTGGAACGACATCAAGCTCATATATATGAACATATGGATTGTCTTGAACAAGTCCATGCATAGATACAAAGTACATCCCTTTCTCTAATTGATCAGGATGATACTCTGGAAATATTAACTGTACGTTAGTGTATTTCATTTAGCTCTTTCAGTTGATTTTGAAGCTCTGCAATCTTAGCCAATCTTCGTTTTTCACGATTATCATCTAATTTTGCTATAAAGGTAATAATATCTTCCTTACTACGCAATATGATCTCATCTAATTCAACATCAGTAACATTCTCTATATCAATATTGATATTATTACTAATGTAATCATCTTTTTGATATAGAGCAACTTCTAACTTTCTGTTAGCTAGAAATGATACAGCATAATAATCTGCGCCACCTCTTCTTACACTTATCCAAGTGGATACTAAAATAGTTTGGTCATCTATATTGTTGACCTGAATTGTACTACGTAATTGCTTAGCTAGTCTCACTAGCTCATTTAATTGATCTCTCATGTTTATACATGTTTAGAATGTGAAAAAATAAAAGAGCTCAAGGACAATGTCCAAGAGCTCTAAACAACCACCTTTTAACCTATTTCATGCTGATGTAGCCACTTGAATGCAATTGATCAAGTAAGCTAATTTTAATCTGCACTACCACAAAGTTATTGACATAAGCGAAGTCATGTATAACTAATGGGTAATCTTTGCACCAATCATAGTATTGACGCAAAGTAAAGTCTAGTGTTGCCATCTTATTGATGATTTAGAATGTGTGAATAATTTATGTATTAGTGGCAGTTATTTCCTTGAACGCTCATGTACAGCAATACATATACATGACACTGATATAAATATGAACATACAAGCTGTCCATATATTGTTTTGTTGCAACATTGCACCAAATGCTAGCACTCCCATTATTGCAGGGAATATATAATTTAATCTTTCCATAACTAATTAGTTTCAAAGAATTCTATTTTACTAGGAGTACTAGTCATCTTCTTATAAATCAATTGAGCTTTAACAGCA